TCCAAGAAAAAGAACCTCTAGTCACATAACCCTTTAAAGTCATTTCTTCATTATAATCTATTTGCTCGTATATTTTAGTTAGATTAAATAAAGAATTTATAGTTTCATCTCTAAAAGCGTGCTTTTCAGATCTTGGAAATTGTCTATAATATTCATTAAGAGCATCACTGTCGTTTTTTAAACCGTCAACCTCGTTGTTCCAATGATCGATGACTCCATTAAAAATTTGCTCGCCATCAATTCCTTCAACCGGTTTTGATGAAGTTTCGAAGACAGGATACCCGAATTTGTCAATAAACCCTTCGTATCCCCATTCCATAGGTATGAACAAAGAATATAATCCACTTGCAGTCTGGCCATTGCGGTTTCTATTTGTAACATCTGAATTATAATATAATTTTTTAAAATTATCACCTCCTTTTTCAATTGCATTAGATGTTGAACCCATCATGCACTTACCAACTATTTTTGCTCCAAGCCTAAGGCACGTTTTCGTGACCCTCCAGTTGTTGAGTATATTGTCCGGCCGTTCCCATTTACCCGATTCGTCATGTACAAGGAGCTGTAGTTTCTCCCCGTCGTACGAGTTATCTCCCGTGTTCTTCCAGTCGATTGTTGTGTCGAGACCCTGCCCTTGTTCTTCCTTATTATAACCCTCCTTGATTGAATTCCTTGTGAGTCTTCTTGACGGGATCTTGTAGGATAATTCCGTCTTTGGTCTTTCCATTCCGTCCTGTATTGGTTTGAAAAAGAACGGGTAATTAATGGATATTGGTACCACCTTATCCGTGAACATCTTTTTTGCATCTGCACCAGTCTTAGATAAGATGCCAAACCTAGAGTCTTTGGATATTGTTGCCAAGTTAACAGTTTCTGAGGAAGCCATAAAGCTAAACCCAGACCGTCTATTCTTAAGGTAGCACATTCCGTAAGATCTTCTATCTGCCTTGCAAGCTTCCCAGAAGTAATAAAAGATTCTGTTGGCTTGTCTAAAATCAGGTGCTCCAACGTCAATTTTCGTCCAGTTGAGGTATATATAGTGTGATCCTGTAATGTAACAAGGCTCATTGTTGCACATGAACCAGTAGCCATTAGAGCGGTGATTAAACTCATTTTCAATATAAGTATAGTACTGCTCTTTAATATCTTCCGCATATTCTTTAAAATCAATTAAGTTTCTTATTTTATTTAATGATGCGGGCTTGGATACTTGCTTAAATACTTGATCTTCTTTTTTAAGGTCTTCACCATCTATTTTATTTGGAGTTTTAGGTATTCCTACCTTTAGACCTTGAATTTCATATATATCACCAAGCGTGCCATCTTTGCTTATAATTACACAATCTAAATCTTCATTATAACCATATTTAAACTTTTTATGTTTATTATGATTCTTTATCTTTTTATCAGATAAGTGCTCTGTGTGTATTTTATATAAAGTTTGTTTATACATTATTTAACTCTATTTTCAACACCCATAAAAGCTTCTGATTTTTTGCTTTCTGATTTTTTTTCTGTTAGCTCTTCAATTTTTTCAATTATTTTTAAAGAGTCTTCAATTGCTACCCATTTTGCTTGAGCTGCTGTTTTTGCTTTTTCTGGATCTAATTCGCCTAAATCTATATTCTGTTTAATAACTTTTTCAAGTTCTACTAAAGCTTTTTCAGCCGCTTCAATTACTCGTTTTCTCCTGTCCATAATTTATTGTAACTTGATTAGATAAAATTCTATATAATTTATTACCTTCTATTTCAAATTCATATTCTGAGTCAGGTGTAAACCCCACCACGTCTCCAATAGAAAGCCCTAATGAACTTAATTCACTGTTGCTATACACAAGCTCGCCTTTTAATTTTTGTTCAGTTTCAGAGTCCCATTTATCTTTATTAGTTAATGGCTTAACAAAACAATAATCATCTGGGCAATGCCATTTATTATTTTTTTTAAAAGCAAATATTTGATCTGGAGCTACAAAATATTGATTTTCTTTTAAAAAGCTACCACTATTTTTTTCTTTTCCACGAACATCAAACCATCTTCTAAAAACATTATGATGAACAATTACAGTATCTCCTTTTCTAGGGGTCTTTGAAGTTACTCCATACGCAGGTTCGTTAACAACAATACCTATTCTATTAACAAACATATAATCACGTTCACTAATTTCTGTATTAAGTATTAATTCTTTTTGGTCAACATTTATTTTATTGTTGTACCTTGATTCAGTAGATATAATATAATTAAAAAGTGATTTCATTTAATAATCTAAATTGTATTCTATTGATACAGCCATGTTTGAATTAAAAAACTTCCACGGCAATACCTCTTCGTTTTTTGTAATATAAATTTTGTATCCTCCGTTATCCTCTAGTATATCACATATTTTATGTCCTCCATAAACTTCTTGACCTACAGAGTAATGCATTGCTTCATTTTTATAATCTGTACCAATGCTTATTTTTCTAATTAATTTCATTTAATTTTTTTAATACGTCCATATTGTAATAGGTGGAGCACCCTCGTATCCAATACCTACATGAACAAAGTTATTTTTTCTACTTATGCCTATTCTAGTAAATCCAACTTTAATAGCTGCTTTTACTAATTTAAAAGTTGCTTCCCCTCCTACGCAAGCAATATCAACAGCGGCGCCATAAGCATGTTCACCTGGCTTAGCTTTTTTTGCTTCAATTGGATGATCAGGAGATCTATAAGTAGATGTTAATTTAATTGGGTATCCATATGCTTCTCTTAGCTGATCTAGCTTTTCAAGAAGTTCAAGATTCATTTTTTCAAACTCATTAAATTCAGATTCAGTAAAATATTTCATTTTTTAAGCTTTTGATAAATATTTATACAGGTGTACCCTATTGTTAATAATAAAACTATTGTTTGTAGCATCGGGTTTATACCCGAAACCATTGGCGAGCTTGTTACTAATGCCGCAATGTTAATACCGTATATTTTTAAATCGGTCATTTTTTATTTATGTTTGTTGTTTCCAAATACTTTTTCCACACCACGACTTCCAAAATATCCACCAATTACAATTGTTAAAAGTCCGGTTATAGAATCTAAAGGGTAACCCATATACCATCCGGCTACATAGCTTACTGTTAAAAATACTAATATGAGGGGACGAACATTAGAAGCAAGCCATGAGCCTGATCTAGCATCCGCCACCCATCTTTTTGTTGTGCCATCTATTTCAGCACGCTCCATTTTTAATTTTTCAAGGGCTATTTCTTTATCAGCATCACTCATATTTGAGCCACCAATAATAGCTTGTATTACAGAGCCTACAGGAGTGTCTCCTGCGATTGCGCCAACAACGTTAGGAATTTTGTCTAATAAAAATTTACCAACGCCGGTATCTTTAAATTTCTTTTTTTCCATTGTTTATGCTATTGCTAAATAGATGTATGTTCCACCATTACTATTGTAATCAGGATTATTAAAATTTAAAGTAAATCCATTACTATTAAAATCAATATAATTGTATGAAGCATCTTCTGCATCACTTAAATTTGCAAATAATATTCCATCATTTGCACCTGTTGCTCCATTTCTTAAATTATCGTGCATAAACCAATTTGACGTTCCATTAGTTTTTTTCATCATTATCCATCTTGGTTCAAATCCTGTTGTAACAGTATTACCTGCACTTCCTGTCCCCGTATAACTCCCCACCTTCTGATACCCATCTACTGAATAGAAAAGGTAACTTACATAGTCATTACTACTATTTTTGTTCATTTCATTTGCTGCAGAAACACCAACTGTAAAAGTATCTGTTCCGTATGCTTGATAAAAGGTAGAACTAGAACTTTTTGCAGCAGTAGTAAATGTAAGATAATCATTAACTAAAAATCCTGAAATACCACCAATTCCCACAACCCAAGAAGTGGGGTTGCTAAGTCCTTTTGTAATAATCAATTCAGGTGCTGAATCAAGTCCGTGTGGAATAGTAGAACCTGATACTCCATTCCCTGTCCATTTCACAATACTAAATCCTGCTAAGGTGTTTGCACTTATATCTGCATCAATATCGCCTGTTGTAGTATCACTTACCGCTGTACCCCCTGCTTTCCAACACCAAGCGACAAATGTTTGATTATTTGCATTAGTTCCAATATAGCTACTTGCATCAACTGTAAATCCATTAGAGTCAAAAGACGTTATCGTATTATAAGCGACCTCCGCAGATGTGTCATCTGACAATATCCCCTTTCCTGCTCCCCTTACAGAGTCGTGTAGTTGATGGTCGTAATTAGTACTCCTTGATTTCACCCAAACCAAATCCGGTTCAAATGAAGTTCCTACGAAACTTACATTTGTAGGTGTTCCGTTATAAGCGTAGGATACATTTGTTGCTGTACCGTTGTAAGCTGAAAGTATTCCTACAAATCCTGTTGATGGAGTATAATCCCAAGCACTTTGACCAAAGTTTGTTCTATGGTCACTATTACCCCCAGCTGTTCTTGCTTCTGCAGCAACAACAAATTCTCCACTTAATCCTGTAAAGGCATTACCATATCCTGTACCGTTTTTATAAAACTCTAACGTACCATTATCTATATCTAATTCAACACCAATTATATCCCCGTTAGTAAAACCTCCTGACATATACAAACCAAAATTTGAGTTGTTATGATATATATTACCATTTACGTATAAACCCCAAGAAGTGCTACTTGTACCTACTACATAATGACTACCTAAATCTCCAGGTCGCGCAATACCAAAAGAAGATTCCCCGCCAATAGAAATAACCTCGTGTTCCCAATACCATTTTCCGCTTGATACAGGATCTTTGCTATAACCTAGTTTGTTTCCATCACCGCCTGTCATTCTTAAGTTACCTTCAGAATAAATTGGAATTGAAGCAAGACTAGCATCCCAAGTCGTGAATACATAGTCTGTTCCCCCTGTATCATTAGCATTACCCTCTAATTCATACAACGCAATACCACTACTATCATCAAATATATCTGTAGTTGATTTTGTAGCTGATGCTGATGTTTCCCCATATAAGGTTGTTACTTCACTTGATGATATGGCTTTGTTGAATATTCTTACTTGGTCTATTTTGCCATTCATCGGCTGACTTAATGTACCATAGGCACCTATTAAATCGCTTGCATTGTTGGCATTATACATTGCAGTTGTACAACTACCACTTCCTGCTGATTGACCATCTAAATAAAGATTTATATCACCGTTTGACTGTGCTGACATTACAACGTGGTGCCAAGTTCCTGTAGACATTGATGAAGTAGATGTTACAGCTGTACCTTGACCTGATCTAAAAAAATTACCTGACGTGTCGGTTCCAAAAAC